TAACGCCTGCTCCTACAGTTACGCCTACTATAACTCCTACTACACCCGCGCCTTTCATAGGCCAAGCAGCTAAAGGCGGAATCATTGCGTATATACTACAACCAGGAGATCCAGGATACGATGCTGGGGTAACTAAAGGATTAGTGGCCACAATAGCAGACATATCTTCAGGCGCTATATGGGGATGTCAAGGAACAACTATATCAGGAGCTGATGGCACTGCATTAGGAACAGGTAACCAAAACACTATCGATATTATGGCTGGTTGTGCAGATGCCGGTATTGCAGCTAGACTATGCGGAGATTTAGTAGAGGGCGGATATTCTGATTGGTATTTACCTAGTAAAGATGAGTTAAATAAACTATACTTAAATAAGGATGCAATTGGAGGATTTACATCTAATTACTATTGGACGTCTACCGAAGCTAGCTCAACTACAGCATGGGTTCAAATATTTGGTTTCGGTGGCCAATTTGAAGCTTCAAAAAATACTCCATTCCCTTATCCAGTTAGAGCTGTAAGAAGCTTCTAACACTAAAAACATTTTTTAGTAAATTCTTATATATTTATATACAACAAACAAAAATTAAAAACTTATGTTATTCGGAATCATTATCGTATTAGTAGCAGTAGCAGTTGCTATCCTATTAAACAAAGCAAAGATCACTAAATTAGTAAATCAAGTTGAAGAAGCTGTAGCTCCTGCAATCGAAGAGGTTAAAGAAGTGGTAGAAAAAGCCGCTGAAGTAGCTCCTAAGAATGAAGTAGTAAAACAAGCTAAAGAAGCAACTAAGCAAGTTAAAACTAAGAAGTCTGTAACTAAAACAGCTCCTAAGAAGTCAGCAAAAAAATCTAAATAATATATGGAAAAAGTATCCTTAAAGCTTTACGAGTTTTATAACCTTGAAGCAGAATTAAATGGTGTTACGAATCAACAAAATGGAGAAGTTACCTCAAAGGGACTTTTGGCAGAAAAGTTAAAGCTAACAACAAAGTATTGGATCGGCGATTTGGCCAAAAAAGCTGCAGCAGAAAAAGAAGCGGTTGAAGCCATCAAGCAGGACCTAATCAAGAAGCACGGAGAAGCTGATGATCAAGGCAACGTATCGATTCCAATGTATATCAACGTTGTAACAGACGAAGAGGGCCAAACAGTTTCAAGAGACATTAACCCCAAGTTCGTAGAGTTTCAAAACGAGTTCAACGCTCTTTTAAACGAAGAAAAAGAAATCGAACACAAAGAATTCCAATTGGACGATTTCGAGAACGTTGAGACCGAGGGCGCTTACGTTACTTTCTTTAAGTTGATCAAAATAGAAGAATAACGAATATTCATACCAAGAGAATGGCTCACCTAAAAAGTGGGCCGTTTTTCTTACATATTTATAGTAAATAGAGTTATGGAACAAAAGCTTACACACGAAGAGTTTCAACAAATTAATCTTATCAAATCGGACGCCTTAGAAGTCGCTGCTTTACTTGGAGAACTAGAATACCAAAAAATGAGCATCGAGCTTGATATGGAAGAACAGAAGAAAAAAATTAAAGAAATCAGGGTAAAAGAAAAGCAAGTCTTCGAAGAAATTAGATCTAAATACGGCGCAGTCTCAATAAATACAGAGACCGGCGAAATTAGCTAAAGTGTTTTGAATCAAGTATCGATATTTATTACTAGAAAAAAAACGACATAAATGGCCGAAACACTAATTAGCCCAGGAGTATTCTTACAAGAGAATGACTTATCTCAGATCACTTCAGGTCCAATAACAGCAGGCGCCGCAATTGTAGGCCCTACAGTAACTGGTCCAGTTAACATCCCAACATTAGTAACTACTTACTCTCAATACAAAGCTGTATTTGGAGCTCCCTTCGTTTCTGGAGGTGCTGCATACGAATACTTAACAAGTATGGCTGCTTTGAATTACTTTGAGCAAGGCGGAACTTCTTTATTGGTAACAAGAGTAGTATCTGGATCTTATACACCAGCAACAGCGAGTGTCAACAACTTAGCGGGAACTCCTGCTTTCGTTCTTGAAACTTTATCAGTTGGTACAGTAATGAATAACAACGAAGCTTCAGGATCATTTGGTTCTTTAGTTTCTGGCTCTTCAGCTAACGTACGCTGGGAAGTAACAGCTTACGATACAGGTTCAGGTCAATTCAATATTATCATTAGACGCGGTGACGACTATCAAAATAACAAGACTGTTCTTGAAACATGGAACGGTTTATCATTAGATCCTAACCAAAGCAACTACGTATCTTACGTAATTGGTGATCAAACGCAAACAGTAGCTACAGACGATTTAGGTAACTTCTACTTACAAACTACTGGTTCTTACCAAAATAACAGTAGATATATAAGAGTTAAAACTGTTAACACTGCAACTCCTGGATACTTCAACACTTACGGTCAAGCTCAAAACCAATATACTTCATCAATTCCTAATGCAGGATCTGGTTCAGTAAACGGAGCTTTCGGTGGTGCAACTGGAGCTATCTACGGTTCATTCGGTGTAGAAGCAGTTAACTTCTTCGAAAATATCCCTAATGCTTTAGCGGACGGTTCAGTAGCTGGTAGAAACATTCAAGGCGTAAGAAACCAAGACTACAACACAGCTATCAACCTATTAGGTAACAAAGACGCTTACAAATTTAACATTATATATGCTCCTGGTTTAACTTACGTTAACTCACCAAGTCAAGTTACTGGTGTTGTTAATACAGCTCAAACAAGAGGCGACAGTATCGCAGTAGTTGATATGGTTGGTTACGGCCAATCTATTCCAGTATTGCTTTCTCAAGTAACTGCATTCGATTCTTCTTACGCAGCTACTTACTGGCCTTGGGTACAAGTTAGATCAAGAGAGACTGGTAAATTAAACTTTATCCCAGCTTCTACAATCGTTCCTGCTGCTTATGAGTACAACGATAGAGTTGCTGCAGAATGGTGGGCACCAGCTGGTTTAAACAGAGGTGGTTTACCAACAGTTTTACAACCAGAAAGAAAGCTAACTTCAAACGATAGAGACAGAGTATATCAAGGATCTGTTAACCCAATCGCTACATTCCCTGGAGTTGGTACGGTTATCTACGGTCAAAAGACACTTCAACAAAAACCTTCTGCATTAGACAGAGTTAACGTTAGAAGATTGTTGATTGCTCTTAAAGACTACATTGGTCAAGTTGCAGAAACTCTTGTATTCGAGCCTAACACACAAGTTACTCGTAACAGATTCTTAAGTCAAGTTAACCCTTACTTAGAGTCAGTACAACAAAGACAAGGTTTATATGCATTCCAAGTAGTAATGGATGACAGTAATAATACTCCTGATGTAATCGATAGAAACCAATTAGTTGGATCTATCTACTTACAACCAACTAAAACTGCTGAGTTTATTCAATTAGACTTCAACGTTTTACCTACAGGAGCAACATTTGGCCAATAATAACAAATAGAATATCAAATGAACGATAACACAATCATTAGAATTAAAGTACCAGCACGTTTATACGAGAGTGTAAAAGCTAAGTTAATGATCAAAGAAAACTACGAAGCGCCAGTAAAAGAGGAAGCTGAAGAGTTAAAAGAGTCTCCAATAGTAGACGTAATAGCTGCTTTATCAGGAGTATTAGGACTAGGTCTAACAGGCGTAGCAATATCTAAAGCTCAAGATCTTTTGAAAAAGAAGAACCCTGAATTGTTCGATAAATTACAGGCTGCAGGCGCTGCTATGAAAAATCAAGGCGCAGGTTTAAACGAAGCTAAAAAAGTAGACGCTAAAAAAGTTGCTGAAGACAAGAAAAAAGCTGACGAGAAGAAAAAGAAAGAAGCGGAAGCTAAGAAGGTTGCTGACAAAAAAGCTGCAGATATGAAAAAAGCGGCTGAGAAGAAAAAATAAGTAAAGTAATATTTATACTAAATACAACTAAAAATGCCAGTATTAGACCCAAATGAAATAATGTTTACCGCGTTCGAACCTACAGTATCGAATAGATTTGTAATGTACATCGACGGTATTCCTTCATATATGATTAAAAAAGCAGACGCTCCAGGTCTTACTTTAAACGAGATCAAATTAGATCACATCAATGTTTACCGTAAGATTAAAGGAAAAGCTGAGTGGAGAGACATCACATTGTCTTTATACAATCCAATCAGTCCATCAGGTCAAGAAGCTGTAATGGAATGGGTGCGTTTACATCATGA